CACTATGTGAAGTCCATGGACCCGGGGGCAAGTCACCGGGGTTCATGGGTCTTCTATTCTATACCTAAATTTCTCGCATGTCCGGAAGTATATATTTTGTTTTGAAATTACCATGACCGGATAGGAACTAATTTTGGTTTAAAATTGTATGACTCCGTGTAAGTATGGAAGTTCCCGTGACTTGTCATGGGAACTTCCTGTATTCTGTATTGGTTAACGTGACCCCCATGGAACATGAATCAATTTTGAAACATAAATGGTACAAGCTGAAGGGGCAACCGGTGGCGCATGGCCCGGGGAACCTCTTCAATTTTGTTTCAAATTTGAGAAAGCCTGGTGAGAATCTATTTCCAGATATGGTTCCCATAGAGTTCAAGGGGGTCATAGTGACTTTTGCCCGGGTGGACCCCGAGGACCTAAGTGACCTCAAGAGACACGCCTGGAAATTGACACCCGAAGGATACGCTCAATTCTGGAACGGAATTCTGAAAAAGTATTTCACCATGCACAGGTACCTCATGAATTTCCCTGAAGATTTGGTGGTCGACCACCTCACATGGAACCGTCTCGACAATAGGAAAGCCCACCTCAAACCGTGCTCACAAGCCGAGAACGCCCGAAACGGCTCAGCCGGTTGGAACTTCGGTAAGAAGACCACTCCTATTTTGAAATTAAATTCTGTTATGACCGGATAAAATCTATTTTTGAAATTGTTGGTAGGGACTTTGACCTCTTCAGCTCCTTTGGAACCATATCCACAAGTGCACACTCACATGATATGACCCGGCGCATATAGGTCCGTGTGTCTTCGCAAATTTGTTCCAAAATTAGTCGAGCCCCGTGTTATTCTATTTTTTGTTAAGGAATTCTGGTTCTTTTTTGGTTTAAATTCATTGGCTACACGGGATGAAGTTGAAGTGTTTCTGGACCATGTGGTCTATGCACATCCCACGCCCTGTTAAGGCCGGAGCTTGACACGTGGCGCGTGAACACGTCATCGTCTTGACGGCGACGGGCGAGTGCCTACACATGGGACACGATGTTTTTTTCATCGCGCTCCACTTATTCAGACACTCTTTATGGAATTTGTGGTTACATGTGGTTGTAGCCGTGGGCCACCACTCGAGAGCCTGGCAGCACACGGGGCAGTCGTCCTCCATTCCGGTCAAGGGCTTTTATGGGGTGACCGACCGGCGACGCCCGAGAGCTTGCCTCGTACAGAACACTTTTTTAGATGGTATCAGCCACCTTCTTGTCCTCGCGGATCTCCACAAATACTGGCAGGAATAGCGACTTCTGACCCGTCTTCTTATCATCAATAAGCGCGTTGTACTTGACGGCCACTATCTGCCCGATGAAAACCGAAGGGTCGCATGACCGTTCCTCGTCATTCAGACCGGTACCGACCGCCGACTTGACCTTGCCGTCGGCCGACTCGACCAGTAGCGACCCAATTTTGCCCTCATATTTGCCCGTCCCTGGAAGGAACCCAGTGACGCGCAGATCGGCCTCGAGCTCAGCCTTCATCTTGACCTGGTGCTTGACCCGCTTGTCCTCCCATGGACCCTTGGGGTCCTTGAGGATCACACCCTCTTCACCCTTGGCCAGCTGCTCCTTGTAGATTGTCTGCGCCTCCTCGATGTTCTTGACGTCCAGCCACGTCTGGACAAGTATGATGGTATTGGGACGAGCAGACTTCAGGGTCCCACTGAGGACCCGAAAGCGCTCTATGTACCCTGTGGAACACACACCCTTGGCAAAGTCGGTCACCGGGATCACGTCCCAAACCTTGGCGTGGATATCGCGCCCTGTCGCCAAAGTGCCCGTGCCCTTCTGGAACTTGGTCAGGATCCCGTTGCCCGTCTTGCGGTCGCAGTTGGCCACGAGCAGCTCGCCGTCATAGACGCCATCGGGAAGCTTCTGGAAGTCGGCCTCGATGGGCAGGCCCTCAAACGCAAGATCCTTGCCCGCGCGCGAGCGGAAAACCGCGTCACCGTTGGTCACGTGGGCGTTGAACCGCATACCGTCCATCTTGGTCTGGACGATGCACGGGAACTTAACCTTGGTCTTCTCTGTCAGTTGGCTCACAAGCATACAAGGGTAGCTGAGCTTCAGGTCGGGCCAGATCTTCTCGACCGTCGACTCGCTCACACCGCACTTGAGGCTCCGGCCCAGGACACGCCGGATGACCTCACGGTCGTCCGGTTCGAGGCACGTCAAGAGGCGGCGGACGTGGGTCGTGGCGTCATTGCCGCGCATTTTACGTGTCGCAAGCCACATCTTTATGGACTCGAGGGCCGCGCTCAGGGTCCACGTGTCAGAACCCTCGCGCGCCACACCCGCCTCGGGCAGTTTTTTGATATAGAAATTGGTAAGGGGGTCGAGGGTCAAGCGACAGACTTCCTTGAAGGTCTGGTCGGTCGCGTGAGCCTTGAGAATCGCCTCCTTCTCAAGGCGGCCGGAAGCGGCTTCGAGCTGGTGGAGGATCTGGAGAGCCATGTGTTTTTTTGGTGATTTGGTCTAGATGGGCCCGAGCCCTGACGCAAGCAGGACAGGTTTTTGTAACTCAGTCAACATCCAGATCCATAAGTAGGTTTTTTTCATATATAGTAACCTCTTGGAGAATGCTCGCAAGTATCTGGGCATTCTCCAGCAGGTCAAAGTGTTGATCTCGATTGGTCACGGTCTTGATTTTTTTCATCAATCCGATCATCATAGAGAGGACCTCGGTGCGGTTAGTCATCTTTGTTTTGGTGTTTGGCAGACGAGACGTGAGGCTTGAGCGGCACAGAACACTAATTTTTACACATTCATGAAGGAGCGCATGAAGGCGGACTTTCTGGAGTACTCCACACAGTACTCCTTGACAGCATCGTGAGTCACATCTCTCGCAGTCACGCCGTGCTTACGCAGGATCTTGACGCACGCGACCATCTCCTTCACCTTCTTGCGCTCATCATATCCGATGCCAGACAGAACAAGTTCGAGGATGCTATAGCCGTTATGCGTGTCGTGAACATTGGCCCCCATCTTGATCATAGTCTCCATCAACTCGTGACACCGAAATTCGGCAAGGACCATGAGTCCCGCATTGATAATCCACGCCCCCTGAGTGACAATCATACTCACAAAGTCGACGTTCGACGTTAAATGATAGGCACGCCAAAGAGCTTGAGCAGCCATATATGGTGCATCGGGGTTGGGGTGATCACGTTCGGTGTTGTAGTAGTTGGTCGTCTGTCGAATACGCTCAAGATCGACCTTCTCTTCCGGTGTGATGGCGACCGAACTGATCCCCTTGCGCGTAGTCCATATGACCTGGCCCATTTCACGGTGTTCGGGGGAGTACTTGACGATCTTGTACACGTCAGACCCCATGATGCCTATGCTCAGACGAACCAGACAGTTCGACTTGCAGATGGCACCGGGATGATCAAACTTGAATAGAGAGTAGTTAACAGTCATGGTTTAGCAGGTGGGGCTTTTGTTTGTGAATGACCAATGTCGCCCGGGACACCTCACGGGCACAGAACCTGTTTTTCACATCTGCCGTGCGCGCGCCGCCCTCGCGCTATTAAAATTCGCCACCTTGCGCTTATACGTCTTGACGTTGTTGGAGTTAAGGTAGCTCCTAAGGAAGGGGGTATTATTATTGTTATTAGTCCGAACCCAATTGTTTACGTTTATTTTGTTGGTGACGTTCGTCAAGTTACTATTTAACCAATCCGTACCGTTCACGAGGTACATGCGCTCGGTTTCAGCATTGCGCACGCGCTTCACGCCCGCCCGCGTCGCTGCGCGCCGGGTAAGGATGGATTTGAGCTGATTCTCATTGATGGTGATACCCGAACTGATGCCGTAGTTTCTCAATCGCTGAGCGAATTCACTATTGGATTTTGAAGTTCTCCATAAATAGGCCATCATATCCTTGGCGATTGGTCTTGGAAATTTAGCGATCAATTTCTTTCTATAATTCCTGTAATTCTGACCGTTCGCATTAATCCTGTACTCTAGACCCTGATCGTTTTTCGCGCCCCGCAAAAGTCTCATACCATGATTAAAAGAATCCGCCTGATTTACAAACTTATTGAACGTCGCCGCCGTCATGAGGGGGCGTTTCGCGTTCAGACGGATGGCCTCGGCACGAACTCTGGGTGAGAATATTTTATGGGCGTTGCCTACTTTACCCGTTTTCAAGAAATTCACGGAACCCCACTGCTTCAAGTTCTCCAACTTATTCTCGTTGTTATACGTGAGCGGTCTGTACGACTTGGGCAGCTGACAGCTCGGTCCAATTTTGTTTGTAAATTCCTTGCGTGTGTACATGATGACGTCAAAACCCATGAGCCGCGCCACTCCTGTCCTGTACGGCTGGCTGACGGTCATGAAGTAGCGCTCGAGCTCATCCTTTAGCCACCATTTGCATTCTCTCGCACTCGTGGGATAATTAGAATTACATATGTAACCCTTACCGTTCCGGATGGCGCAGGCCCACACGTGCGGCATCAACTCCGACCCGAAAGCAGGGGCGACGTATACTATGGCGCCCGTGAGATCATACCCTTTTTTTTCCATCAGCAAGTCCCTCATCTTATACGTGTGACCACCGCCGCTATACATGAGGATAGGGGCTGTCCAGCTATTGTTCTTGAACTTGTACCGCCATCTTTCATCATTCAACATCCTAAAATCACGCCCGACCCTGAACCCCAAGTGACCGAGGATCGCCGGAAGTTCCAAAGATGGGTGAGCGCCACTCGTGCCCTTGGATTCTTTTGTAGAGCTGGCGCGCCACTTGACGTTCTTCGTCAGGTATGCGTTGAGACCCGACTTGGGAATGAGCCGACCGGGACCGCCCACGGCGCAGATGTACTGGTTCAGAAATTTCCAGAAATAAATAGCGCTTGTCTTCTTGACGGCACCCTTGTATGGGCACGGCGCGTTGATATTTGAATTGAAATAGGCCCGTTGTCTGTTAGATAACGTGGGCAATGTCTCCTGAAGCTTCTGCCACAGGATCTTTAGGCCGTTATCAGACGTGAGAAACATGTTGAGCGACGAAAAGAACCAACATGTGAACCCCGTCTGGCCCGCGCCTATGTTCATTACTTTAGGATTACTTTTATTTTCTTTGAGTTCCTTAATTTCATTTGAAATTTGTTGGTGCCACGGCTCAAGTACAAGCACCTGAAAACTCAGAGCCAAAGTGTCTACGAGCGCAGAGTACACATTTCTAGTACATCTTCAGAATCTCCTTGATAACCTCGGCCCGAACCACATCGTCGTCTGAAAACATGAGATGCTTGATGCTCTCGGACTGTGGGTCGATTCGGCTAATCAGATCAGACAACCCGTTATCCTCGAACCCGCGATCGTGTTGGGCCCCGTCACCCGCAATCACCATCTTCGAACCTTCGCCGATGCGCGTCAGCAACATCTTCATCTGGGACGGCGTTGAGTTTTGCATCTCGTCCCCGATGATCCAGGAATTGTCGAACGTCCGGCCACGCATATAAGCCAACGGACAAACTTCGATGCGATGATCCAACATCATATCCTGGATCTTCTTGCCCGACCAATACCGGCTCAGGGCGTCAAACATGGGGCGGGTCCAAGGCTCCATCTTTTTGTTCAAATTTCCTGGCAAAAAGCCGTGCTGCTCATCCACAGAGACGGCCGGCCGGGTCAGAATCAGACGCTGAACCTGGCCTGATGCCAGAGCCTTTGAACCCACCTGACAGGCCAACAGGGTCTTGCCCGTTCCGGCCGGTCCCGTGCTGATGATGACGGGCGCGTGACCGGTGAGCAGTTCCAGGTACCGGCGCTGGTTCAGGGTTCGGGCGGCGATCATTTAGTTTACAAGGGTGTGCAAACCTTATCCAGTGGAGGATCCTTAATTCTATACTGAATTTGAACTTTAGAAGGCCATACGTAACCCCACTCGGCCCATGGCCCCACATCAAAGTGGTAATAGTCGGGCTTCTTACGGTTCAGGGCCGCTTGGTGCGATTTGTGGACGGGCTCCCACCCCCACCACCACGGTGGGCTAGGCTTTCCACAGCATGGAAGCTTCTCCATATTGTTCTTGTATCCCCGAGCTATCCACTCGTCAATCATCGCGTTACAGTACTTGGCCAAGAAACACGTGTGACCTTTCCACATGAGTGTCGCGGGATGATTGACCCAACCCTTCGTGAGGCCGTTGAGTGCGCGCCATAACTGATATGCTTCTACCCTCTCTTTTCCGAGCCTCCTGTAGTCTAGCGCCTTGGCGCACGCCTCTATGTCCGCAAACGGGACGAAAGTGTTCACCATTCGCGATAAATGGGCTTGCCCGCTGAAGTCGTGCCTACGTGCTTTACGGCACCCTTTACGAGCATAGACCGGAGATTGTCACTAGGTTCGCGCTTGAGGATTATCAGACAACTTGTACACTGGCAGGTCATTTGCTTTTTGTTTCTAAATTAGTTGAAGCCACTTGGCCCGAACACGACTGAAAATTTTCAAGAATCCGTCTGTACCCTGGACCCCCGGGCTTGTACCAATTATGTCTGAAAATTCGTTGAGCCTTTATAATCTTGTCCTCGTCTCGCTCTATCGTCCCGTCAGGCATGAGGTACACATCCTCCCCTAT